CTTTGGTGATGTTGCTTTGGTTCGCATGGTCTTTATCTCTTTGTCAGAAAGGAGGCTTGAAATGAAATTCTTTATTTCAAAGATGGATGACTATAGTGTAGTCAACAACAAAGGATTGGCACTACAGAAGTGGCTAAAAGATTTTGGTCATAGACTTCTGCCCAATGAATTGTCTAAAGATGCCTTCATAGAGGATGTGCGTCAGAAGATAGCAGAACTTGATAAGCAGTTCCCACGCTCCGGCTTGTTGACGTTATCAAGAACTTCGATAGACAATGGTCTTTCACTTTACGTCTCTATCTATCCCATCAAGAATCCGGAAAAGACAGTTGTTCGTTTCTATATTCACAAGGTGATTGGAGATTATAGATTCAACGAAAAGGTTTCTATTGATAGTCAGAAAGGAGGTCTGAAATGAAGTTCCCCGTTCAAGTGATGGCACACACCCGATACGAGGGTGATAAGGAGACACACGTTTCCTTCGACATTTCAGTAGCCGGTACCACTATCGAAGGTGTTTCGACAGAAGATGCCCGGACATTATTGAAGATGTTACAGAAATTGGTACAAGTTGAAAAGAAGGAGGTGAGACATGAGTGAACAACAATCGACTGAAATTAAGGTACTACTTCAGTACCTGGTATCCTTTCTCCCGGCTGATGATAAGGATACCGATGTGATATTGAAGTCCTCACAGGACATTCAGGATGATTTGTCCGTTATGGTGGAGATTTCGTTGGGTGATATCTCCAAAGAAATGTTGGCATGCAATTATAAGATTGAAGTGGATGCCGACAACAAGCCCAAATGGCGGATGGTACGTAATTGACATTTTTTTACTACATTTTTAGATAGAATCAATGCAAGGCTTCGTCGGGATGACGCGGCCTTGTCTTTTTATGTGTGCCAGAGTGCTTCTACCTTTGATTAAAAATCAAAGCTTATGGTAGTAGAATTGCAATATCCTTCTGAATATGTGTTTTCGTCGGCTCTCGATGAAATCATCTTCAGTACTTCGGCAGAACCGGCCAACTTCTGCCTGAAGATGGGCGATGCTGTGATATTGGATGAGAATTATGTGCCTGATTCGTCCGGACGTGTAGTCATCCACGATTTGCAGAAACTCATCGAACCTTACCTGTTGACCAATTTGATAGAGACTTTCACCTATACCATCACCGATGGCGATGCGTCGCCCAAGACGCGCACATTCACCGTGCAGTATTGTGCGGCGGAATCCTCGCTTTCGGCCCGTTCTTTCATGGATCAATACTTCCTCTCGTCGCTCATGGGCGACAAGGTGACGACTCTCGGTCGCAAGGAGTTCCTTCACTTGGTGACTACCGAAGCGTGCTCGGTGTCGGCCATCTGTACCTATTGGGCAGACGGTGAACTGACGGTCGGAACGGTTCCGGTCAAGGAAGTGACCGAACTGAACAAGGTCGTGACCTTCGAGGTTTCACCTTCCTTGTTCGAAGAATCGGACAAGCAGCTGGTGAAGTACGAGGTACAGGCAGGAGCACGTCGGCAGGTGTATATGGTCGATGAAAATGTGCTCGATGTGGCGCCGTCTTTGCTTTTCACCAATTCCTTCGGATGCCAGGAGACGTTCTATTGTACGGGTACGCAAGAAATCGACCCGCAGTTCAGCCGTTCGGCATCGCTCATCGGTGGCAAGTATCGCAATTATCTGATAGAAGAGAACCGCGTGTTCTCGGCCAATACGGGTGTGCTTAATGTAGCGATGTCCATGTGGGCGGATGAATTGTTCCGTAGTCGCGAGATTTATCTGTTGGTGAACAACCTTCCCGACAAGGAGATAACCATCACCGAATCGGATTCCAAGCGTACCAACGACTACGAAGCCATGTATGTCTATACGTTCAAGTACCGATATGCGCAGCGCAACCACAACATCCTGCACTTGCCTAAGGCCGGTCGGGTATTCGATTTTACGTTTGACAATACGTTTGAATGATGAAGCGCAGAGTCATACACATGAAGGAGGCCATCCGATTGCTGGAGTCGGGCGAGCCTTGCGACCTGAAGGTCTGGAAGCTCTCTACGGGCGACATCATCGAATACAAGGGAGTACAGTGCATCGGTAGCCATTGGCGCGGTGGTTGTCATCGTATCAAACTGCCCGTGTCTGGGCAAATCCGTGAGTTTAGAGATATAACAATGTTCAATTTTAATGGAATGGAGGTTTATTTATGAAAAAGAATCGTCCCGATATACCGATGACGGCAGGAGAAATCTTCACGATTCCTGGCTCTACGGTATCGGCTGAAATGATAAGTATGCAAAGCTCGGCCGACATATTCGATGAAGACGATGATTTGTCCTATTCGCCCGTGCCTGGTCATGAGGGCGAGGAGTATGTGAATTTCGGCACCGACAATCAGCTGCCTTTTGAAATCATCCGAATGATTGGGCGCGATGAAGTGATGTCGCAAAACAAGCTGTTCAATGTCCTCACTTGCTACGGGGCAGGACAGAAGTACATGGACATGGAGACGGAGAAACCGACCAAGGACAAGGATATCAAGCGTTGGATGCTCGGCAACAACCTTTCTACGTTCATGCTGGAACAAGCCACGGACATGAAGTATTTCTTCTTTGCCGTGTCGGTCATCGTCTTGTCGAAGGATGGTACACAAATCAACAAGTTGCGCCACAAGGAAGTTTGTTATTGCCGTTTCCAACGTCCGGACAAATGGGGACGCATGAATCATGTGTACTATGCCAACTGGCGTTTGTCGGGACTCAAGCCGGAGCAGGTGGAGAGAATCAGACTGCTGGATATCTACGACCCTCTCGGCGAATTGGAGATGCTCATGGGACGTGCTCCGGGTGCGGACGGCAGGACTTTCGAACGGACCAAGGAACGTAAGTTCGCCATATTGGTACGTTTCCCGACTCCGGGCTGTCAGATTTATCCCGTACCTTACTACACGGCCATCTTCCGTGGCGACTGGTTCGACATCAAGCGGCTCATCGGCATCGGCAAGAAATCGAAGCTGAAGAACCATGCCTCGGTCAAGTATCAGGTAGAGGTGCATAAGGATTATTGGGATAACATTCTTCGAGAAGAGAATATCACCGACAGGGTGAAGCAGTTGGAGCGTCTCAAGAAGGAGAAACAGAACATCCGGGATTTTGTTGGTGGCATCGAGAATGGCGGCAAGGTGTGGATTACGGGTTACTACGTGGACCCGAACGGACGTGAGAACCGCATGGTGCGTATCAATCTCATCGATGCAGGCAAGGAAGGGGGCGATTGGTCGGAAGACATTCAGGAAGCATCCAATATCACATGTTACGGTGACAACATTCACCCGAACTTGGTGGGGGCTACTCCGGGCAAGAGTCAGAGTAACAACTCCGGTTCCGACAAGCGCGAACTTTTCACGCTCAAGCAATCGCTCGAAATCGCTTTCCACGATTTGATGTACACACCGCACAATGTGGTGATAGGTTTCAATCGTTGGGAAGACAAGGTTTATCCGGATGTACCGATGATTCTGCTTACCACTTTGGACCAGAATACCGATGCCAAGAAAAAGAGTGCTCACCTAAAAGAAGAAAACAATGATGACAATTGACAAGAAGACCTTTGAATCGGTGGTACTTTCGGCCACCAGTTCGACCGCCCATGTGTTCGACATGCTTCAATCGCATTTGGTGGTGACGGAGCAGAATCTGAAGAGTGAACTCTTTGGATCATTCGACTATGCTTCTGTTACCGGACTCGAAGCGATAGCCATTCGTTTAGTTTGCCTCCGTACCTATTACGAGCAGATTCCCCATTTGGACTTGGTGCTTACTCCTACGGGCTTTGGTGTGGTGAGCAACGAGAATGTGGTACCTGCATCGGCTGATAGGGTAAAGGAACTGCGTAAGCAAGTCAAGGCTGCTTACGACGATGCCTACGATGATGCCATTCTTGCTATGTTAGGGACGGATTGGGTGAAGTCTGTGAGTGGGCGTATTCATACAAATTCCATCTATAATACTGCCCATGATTTGCGGAGCTATGCTTGTTGCCCTTATGCGCATCGGTCGGATTTATTGGAACGGCTGGTGCAGATTGCCGAAGCCGAAGAATACATCCGTAGAACGATTTCGTCCGAGTTTTTTGAGGCGTTGCTTGAAGGTGTCCGTACCAAGGAATTGAGTATCACGTATAGTATGTTGGTACATGAACTGAAATTTGCTGTTGCCGGTTGGCTGCATGGCAACACGAATGTGCTTCGAATGAAATTGGCCAACATTGTCAATCAGATGGAAAAACATATCGATGACTATCCGGAGTACAAAAACTCCGAGGCCTATAAAGTCAAACACTTTGAACGCTATCAGAATGGCAAAGATGATACGACCTACTTTTTCGGGTAATGTATTGAATTTTACCTTACCCGATTCATGGGAGCTGCTTACACAGGAGCAGCTCCAATATGTGCTGTTTACCTTGGTGCGTTACACTGCGGTTGAAGTGAAGACACAACTTTTCATTCGCTTTTCGGGTATCAAGGTGGTTCGTCATCAGGCGGACGGATGGGTGTGCCAGGTAACCACGGACAAAGGGGAAGAAGTGGGGTTCTTCCTGTATACATGGCAGATAGAATATTTCACCCGAAACTTCCATTTCGTGACCGAATCCCCCCGGACCCCCGTGTATCTCCATACGTTGGGAGAGTTCCAGGCAGTGGACAAGCTTCTTCGAGAAGTGCCGTTCAAGGAATACTTGACCATTGAGAACTGCTATCAGGGCTATTTGTTTACCCATGAGGACAAACGTCTTACATCGATGACTACGTTGCTGTATGCCAACGATGCTGGGCGGCATCCGCATCCCGAAGCAGTGACAGCGGAACATCGCTTGTCCTCCTTCTTATGGTACACGGCAGTCAAACAGCAGTTGATGCGATACTTTCCCTATCTATTGAAACCGGCTGCAGATGGTGAATCGGGAGAGATTCCGGATATGCGTGCCGTGGTGAATACACAAATCCGTGCTTTGACGGGTGGCGATATAACCAAGGAGAAAGAAGTGATGTCGATGGATTGTTGGCGGGCATTGAC